CTTCAGCCCCGCCATCAGATCGCGCGACCCGAAAACAGGGGGCATCGAATCGCGCGACCCGAAATGGGGGGCGGCTATTTGCACAAGGTCCCAGAAATGGGAGGGGTGGTTTGACGTGTGCAGAGGTGGGACCCAGTGGGGCGATGAGCCGCGATGTGGGGGTAGGCAGGTAGGTGTTGTGGAGGGGACAGGCGGCGAATTGCCACAGTGGGTCAGGATTCCGCGTTCTGTTCCGAGGGTTTCCTCTGCCCGCGGAATAGAGATCCAGAGGGATCGGAGTAGGTGCCTAGGGGCGCAGTAGGTGTTTAGTGTGCACCTGTGCATCGACGCACATACTCCACCCGGCAGATCCCTTGGTATGACAGGGCTGTTTTCCACTTCCAGTCAGGGACTGGGTTCTCAGCGTCTAGTACCACCTAGGTACTACCTAGGAGTGAACTGCCGGTCTATGGGGCCTAGGGGCTAGGTCCCGGCAACCCCCAATGACCACCACCAGCAAACCGTCGTTCGTCATGGTTCAACTCACGGACATCGACCGGCTCATGGAGCTCTTTGCCAGCAGGGAGCTCATGCACCGCGATGCGTCGGTGATCTTTGCTCTGATCTCCGGCACGGACACCTACAGCGGCAAGGTGCGGCTCACAGCCAATGCGCTGGCCAATCAGCTGCAGATCACACCCAACGAAGCGCGGGCGGCCATCGCCCGTCTGAAGAAGCAGCACCTGGTCCGTCACATCAAGGACCCGAAGACCGGCGAGACCTACTACCGGCTCAACCCATGGATGGTCCGGTCCACCGGCAGCGTTGCTCTGCAGACCCTGGCCATGCGTGAGTTCGAGGACGCCTGACCGCTCACCCGAACAACCACCACCGATGAAACCGATCCGCATCAGCCACCTCAATGCCGCTCAAGTAGAGGCCGTTTTCAAAAGCGAGCTCTTCTGTCAGCTCACCGATAGCCAGCTGGCAGCACTGCACCACCGCTCGCAACAGCTCGAGGCCCAGCAGCAGGCCGCACTGCATCGCAAGCGCCGCCAGCGCTGGTTGATTGTCGCGGCCGTAGTGGTTCTGGCCGCTATCGCACCCTTCTGGCAGATCGCCCTGGCGCTGTCCTTCATCGTCGTCTTCTGGGCGCTGGCACTGTCCGCTGTCTGGGGTGTCTTGCAGCGATTGCGAAACGCAGTGACAGGCAAGAAGCCAGTGCCCTAACCTTCCCCCAGCAGTAACAGGTGGTGCTGACTGCGACTGCAGCTCTGGGGTGCTGTCCCCGCAGTTGTGGTTGTTGGGGGAAGCCCTCATCGTTCTTCGGAATGGTGAGGGCTTCCTTGCATCTGCAGCACAATGAGTGCAACTCACCTGTGCACAAATGCCGTACCTGACCAACACCGAGCGATTGGCCCTTGGACTGGTGGGCAGCAGCGCACCAGAGGAAGCCGTTGTGGTCGCGGCCCAGGGCGAGCCTGAGCAAGAGCAGTGCGAGCTGAAGCCCACCAAGCGGGCCCGCAATCGCAAGGGCGAATTCAAGGGCGACGATCCGGCTACCGCTGATGTGAATGAGGCTTTTGAGGCTGAGTGATGGAACCGTGGATGACGGTGGAATCGCTTGACGACGGCGCCTGCCGGGTGCGTTTGCAGCAGGGCCGGTATGCAGTCAGCTGCACCGTGTCATCCATGCACCTGGTGGAAGACAAGCGCCCGCAGCTCATGCGGGCCTTGCAGGCAATGCAGCAGGAACAGCAGGGATGAACTGGGAGCCACTTCCTGAGCCGCTGGAGCCGCTGGCTCATTTCGCCTGTTACATCCTGCGCGAGCTGAACTTGGCGGACACGCCGACCAAGCAGCAGCTGGGGATCCTGCGCTACCTCGAGGGCGGCCCGGACCGCCAGATCATCACGGCCTATCGGGGCTGCGGGAAGTCCACGCTTACCGGCATCTATGCGCTGTGGCGACTGCGGCGCGACCCCTTCCGGGAGAAGATCCTGCTAGTCGGCGCCACGGCCGACAAGGCGGTGGAGATCAGCAACTGGATGCTGCGCCTGGTGCGCGACATCGACATCCTCCAATGCCTGCAACCTGAGACCGATGGCCGCAGCTCGGTGCAGGCATGGGACGTGGGGCCGGCGATCGTTGATCAGAGCCCGAGTGTCCGCGCTGTAGGAATCCTGTCCCCATCGCTCACTGGCAAGCGCTGTACCTGCGCGATCGCCGACGACATCGAGACGTTGGCCAACTCCATCACTCCCCTCAAGCAGGAGCGACTGGCCGCGGCCATCACCGAGTTGGAGGCAATCAGGAAGCCGGAGGTGGAGGGGGAACTGCCAAAGCAGACGATCTTCCTGGGCACCCCGCACCTGGAGTCAAGCCTCTACCTGCGAATGAGAAGGGAGAGGAACTATCAGCAGCGGTTCTGGCCGGCGCGGTACCCAAACCCAGGCCAGGAAGACGAGTGGGATTGCTACGAGGGCTGCCTCGATCCGCTGATTGCAGCGGAGGTGGAAGAAGACGGCAGCAGGGCTGGGGAGCCGACCGACCCTGAGCGCTTCGGGCATGACGAGCTGCTGCGGCGCGAGATGTCCATGACCCGGGCATCGGTGCAGCTGCAGTTCCAGCTGAACTGCCGGCTGTCGACCCTCGATCGCTACCCGATCCGACTCGGCGATCTGATCGTGATGGACCTCGACGGCAAAGCATTGCCTGAAGTGGTGAGCTGGGCGTCAGGGCCCGACCAGCGCATTCAGGACCTGGTGTGCGTGGGACTTGGCGCCGATCGCTACTACCACCGGCCGATGCTCACCCAGGGCTGGGTATCGCAGCAGGAGACGTGGCGCTGCGTGTTGTCGATCGACCCATCAGGCCGCGGTGCTGATGAGCTGGCCTGGGCGGTGGTGGCCGAGCTCAACGGCAACCTGTTTGTGCTGGAGAGCGGCGGCACCACCCAGGGCTACGCGGAGGAGGTGCTGCGGCTGCTGGCTGACCGGGCCCGCCGCTGGGGCGTGAACCAGACCGTGGTGGAGAGCAACTTTGGCGACGGCATGTTCGAGGCCCTGCTGGCACCGGTCATGAACCGCGTGCACCCCAACCCAATCGAGCCGATCAAGGTGTCGATGCAGAAAGAGCGGCGCATCGTGGATGTGATCGCCCCGATCGTGCAGCAACACCGGCTGGTGATCAGCAGCGAGCTGGTGCGGAAGGACTACCGGGAGGCCGAGCGCAACGCAGACAACGGCCACCAGCGCTCACTGATGTACCAGCTGAGCCGCATCACGACCGAGCGCGGGGCCCTGGTGCACGACGACCGGATTGACGCGTTGGCGCTGGCGCTGCAGTTCTTCACTGAGGCCGCTGCCCAGGATCAGCGCAAGGCCCAGGCCACCCGTCAGGAAGAGCTCGAGGAGATGGCGCGGCAAGCGTTCCTAGATGAAGCAGGAGCCAGTATCGACCAGCTGGCCCTTGGCTTTAGGCCGACTGCTCGCGGCCGGGCGTGGGGCGGCGTGAAGCGTCCGGCTGTTGGGGCGGTCTGATCGGCACCACCTTTTCTTGCAGGGTGGAGAAATCGAGCTTGCCAGCCATTCGGCTTTTCAGGGCCTGGGTATCAGCTTCCGCAAGGCTGGCGGTGATGGAGTTTTGCTTGAGCAGCTGCAGGGCCAGTCGCAGATCTTCCGGTTCGCCGCCGAGCTCGACACGGCTCTTGATCGTGCGAACGACGGATTCATGCAGTTCCTGAAGCTGCTGGGGGAGATCGCTCTCGGCCATGGCTCGCAATGGCGGTGTCTGGCTTCAGTATCGCGCCAGATCAAATCACACCGACCCGAGGCCTTGTTGTTGGCTGCGGCGCACATGTGTACAGATGGTATTTACTGCAACTGCAACGGATAGTTACAGTCTGCGCAGATGTTCGTGGAGGTCATCATGACCACCGCACAGAGGGAGGTTCGGCAACTCAAACGTGAGCTGGCAGAGTCCGGCGCTGATCCGTTCGAGGTCGCGGCCGAAGCCTTGGCCGCCGCCCGTCGCTACCGGCTGCTGGGCCGCGCCGCTTGTAATGTGCCTGCGTCCACCGGATGAGTTTTTCTGCGGACAAAATCCGCAGTCTGCCGACGGTGGCTCTGCTTGGAATCCTTGAGATCCCTTGCAGCGCAACGGGGGAGCATGGCGGAATTGGCATACGCAGCGGACTTAAAAAGCGCTGCGCACACATGCACCTGTGCAGAGCACTCGAAAAATCCAGCCCCAGAGGCTGGTCCACTGACCCTGGAAATGCAGTGCACAGGTGAGGTGGAATTACTGCTGAAAGCACCAGTCTCTGCACGTTGGACACCCAAAAAAGCGCATCCACACCTGTGGAATTGCTGCATCGGCAGAGACAGAAAAGGGAAGAAGCTCGCGCGATTGAGCGGACCGGGGCTTGCCACCGCCAGCTGATTGCTCAAGGTCGGGAGAGCGCTACGAGTTACGGGGCGGCCCTATTTCGCCTCTATGGCGAGACGGTGAACGTGGCGCTGGACGCGATGCTCACCCGGCTGCTGGAGAACCCCCACATGGGGGGCAAGCACCTGGGGGCATGGCCGCTTCTGTTGCACTTCTGCGATCGAGGCCCGCGGTCGATTGCGGCAATCGCCTTGGGCGTTGTGATCGATGGGATCAGCCGGCGGCCGCGGCGCAGTGATCTGGCCAAAAGCATCGGCCGGGCGCTGCAAGACGAGCACAAGGCCACCCGGCTTTACCAGCAGAAGGGCGTGGTGCTGCTCAACACGCTCAAGCGGAAGTTCGGACGCAAGGCGGTTGACCACCGCATCCTCAATGAGCTCTACGTGGACCCCAGCGGCTGGACGCAAAAAGAGCGCCGCGAGCTGGGCCAGCTGTTGCTGGAGGTCATTGCTGCCAACACCACGCTGATCCGGTTCACCAACGATCGGGTGCCCCTGGTTGAGCCAACAGAAGACGCGCTGGAGGTGGTCGGGCTCAACCCGCCCCGGCCGCTACCAGTACGGATGATTCCATCCCTTCTGCCACCTGAGCCCTGGACGGATGTTGTTCGCGGCACGAAGGCGCTTGTAACCAGTCGCAAGCCGATGGATCTGAGCCACATCACGGCCAAGTCGGTGAAGACCGCGCTTGAGGTGGTGAACACCGTTGAGCAGCAGCAGATCCAGATCGACCCATGGATGGTTGAACAGCAGCGTCAGGCGTGGGACGCGAACCTGCCTGATCTGTTCCCGGTGCAGCGGGACCCCTTTAAGGCTTCCGACGCGCACGCAGGTGCTGCGATGCGCCAGCGGATTGAGGAGTCGATTCGCCAGGCCGAGGAGGTGGGCGCCTACCCGATCTGGCTTGAGCACGACTTTGATTTCCGGGGACGCCTCTATTGCTGCAGCCGAATCGCTGGCCATCAAGGCCCAGATCACCAGAAAGCGCTGATCTCCTTTGCCCAGGAGGAGCCTGTGGACGACGACGCCTTCCGGCAGATGCTCATGGCCGCGGCCGGGCACTACGGGCTGAGCCGCGCCAGCTGGGAGGAGAGGGAGGCTTGGGGCCGGGACAACCTGCAGCTGATCCAGGCCGTGGCCGCGGCCCCCCTCGATCAGCTTGATCTATGGAAGAGCGCCAAAGACCCGTGGCAATTTCTGCAGCTGGCCCGGGCCATCGCTCTCTACCTCGAAGGGGTGAAGGCCAGCGGTGTGCCGATTCGCTTTGACCAGACCTGCAGCGGGCTGGGGATCATCTCGGCCCTGGTGCGCGACCGCCATCTGGCCCGGCTCACCAACCTCATCGGCGACACCCGCGCCGACGTCTACGCCCATGTCGCTGAGCGCCTGCTGCAGCTGCTGCGTGCCGATCTCGACAGCCTTGATCTGCGGGACCGCCGCCAGGCCG